GAAGGTCAACTGGAAGTTGAGTTTGTGAAACAAACAATTACTAGACTAATGGAAAGTGATGCACATTGGATAAACCACAATATTAAATTTGACGCTAAATTCTTAATGTATAGATGGGGCATCAAACCTAACAATATGTATTGGGATACTCAAATAGGGGCATTTGTACTTAACGAGAATGAACCTACACATGGACTTAAACCACTATATGCAAAATACATCACTAAAAGTAAGGACAAGCAATCATACAAGGACTTATTCGAGAAAACACCGTTTAATTATATTCCTTTAGATTTAGCGGAAGTGTATGGGGCAAATGATGGTACTAAAACATACGCACTATATAAATTCCAAAAGCAATATTTAAACCCTAATCACGAAAGGAAAGACTTCCAAAAACTATATCAAGTATTTAGAGATATAGAGATGGCTTTACTTCCTGTATTATGTGATATGGAGTTAAAGGGAGTTGAAATAGACACAGTATTTGCTAAAGAACTAGAGGTTAAATATGGACAACTAGCAGAGGAACAAGAACAGTATTTATATGATGTAATATATACTAGATTTGCTACTAAAGTTAAAAACCATGTAGGTCTACAAGCATTAGTAGAGAAACAAGCTAAAAACAAAAAGTTAAGAGGTACAAAGTATCAAGACCTTATAAACTTTAACTCTTCACCACAATTAAAGTTCTTATTCTTTGATATATTAGGTTTCCCTAAATTATATAGACGTGACCCTATGTCATGTGGTAAAGAGCAACAACAATTATGGTTAGATAGTGATAAAGTAAGTAAAGGACAAAAAGAGTTCCTACAGGCATTTATGGAGTGGAGAAAGACGGTAAAACTATTAACTTCATTTATAGTTAAAATCCCAGAAGCGAGAGAAGTTAAAACAAATGCGGTACATACTAACTTCAATCAATTAGGAGCAAAGACAGGAAGATTTAGTTCAAGTCACCCTGTACATAAAATAAACTTACAACAGATACCATCAAGAAATAAAGATATAAGAAAAATCTTTAAGGCTAGAGATGGACATGTTTTAATAGGTTCAGACTTTAGTGCAATAGAACCTAGAATACTAGCGACAGTATCGCAAGACCCAACAATGTTAAAGACATTTAATGATGGAATAGATATATACGCATCAATGGCGAGTTTAATATTTAATATGCCTTACGAAGAATGTTTAGAGTTTCATCCAGTAACAGGAGAAAAACAACCGGAAGGTAAAGATAGGAGAACTCAAACAAAGTCGGTACTATTAGGTATAATGTACTCAAGAGGTGCAAGAGCAATAGCAGAACAGTTTGGTAAGAATGCTAAATGGGGTCAAGAACTAATAGATAACTTTTATAAGTCATTCCCATCTATTAAGGAGATAATCACAAAGAGTATGTATCAAGCCGAAAAGTTAGGTTATGTATGTACTATAACTGGTAGAAAGAGAAGGCTACCTAATATGAGATTGGACAAGGATAACTACCTATATCAAGAAGCATCAAGACAATGTCTAAATGCTAGAATACAAGGAAGTTCAGCAGACGTAATGAAACTAGCAATGGTTAATTTATACAACCACCCAAGATTCCAAGAACTAGAAGGTAACATATTAATGACTATTCATGATGAAATGGTTATAGAATGTAAAGATGAAGTAGCACTTGAAATGGCTGAACTACTTCCAGAGGTAATGAAAGATACCGCAATGAAGTTATTAGGAACAAAACAAAAATGTGATGTTGAAATGTCCAGAGTATGGTCGGGTGATGATTGCCTTGACGAGATAAAAAGTTCGGAATGTAACGAACAAAATTAAATAAAAGTGTTGACAATGAACCCTCTTTATGGTAATATTAATATTGTAAAGGGGGAATTTAATTATGGAAAATAGTAAATCAATAGTAAACTTTATACAAGCAACATACGATTTAGAATCATTATTAGTAAAAGTAGAATCACTTTGTATGAAGGTTAATCAATTACATTCACAAATTGATTTCGATTCACTAACTCAAGAAGAGTTGGCTATAATACAAGGTAGAGCATTAAAAGTTTTACAAGTAGCCGACCGTATGCAGGAGGTGAATAAGTAAACATTATGCAACAAGTAGTATTAACAGAACGAGACCAACAGTACATATTACAAGCTTTAAGTTTGGGGTTACAAGCTATAAAGGAACATAAAGGGAGCAAAAGAGTTGCTTATTATGATATATTAATCAGAGAAGTAATGAAACATACTGACGAATTGAGATTTTTATTAGGGTTACAGAGAATAATGGAAGCTATTGAGGGGGAGTTAAATGAGTGCGTTAAGTAATTTATTAAAAGAGTTTTCTAGTCCAAGAGCATTTGAATGTAAATTTTTAGAAAACTATAACAAAACATTATTAACTTGTAAGGAGGAACAACCGTATCCATCAGCATATACAAGACCAAGTTCATTAGGTAAATGCGCTAGAAATATATTCTTTGAAAGGACACATGCACCTAAAGACGAAATTGATTTAAAAAATCCGTGGATATATAATTCAGTAGGTATATTAGAATCTGGAACAGATAGACACGAAAGAATACAAAATGTATTATTTAAAATGGAGGAATTAGGTTACATAAAGAATATTGATATACCTACTGCGGTTAAGGATGCACAAGCTAAAGGTATAAAGTCCGAGTTCTTACATTGGAATGAGGACAAGACGGAAGCAAGGTGCGTAAATCACGACTATAACCTATATTTCCAAGCAGATGGATTGGTGGAAATGGATGGTATTAGAGCAATATTTGAGATAAAAACTACTTCATGTAAGAAGTTGGCTACTATTAGAAAAGATAAAAAGCCATTAAGACCGCATATACTACAAGCTACTGCATACGCTTTATGTTTAGGAGTAGACCACATACTATATTTCTATGAGGATAGAGACTTTACAAGTCATTACCCTATACTATACAAAATACCAGATGAGATAAAAGAAACTGTTATTAATAAGTTAAGGTTAGTTGACGAATGTGTAGCTAAACAAGAAGTGCCGCCAAGTGATAAATCAGAGTGCATGTTCTGTACATATAAAGCTATTTGTAAGGAGATAGAAGAACTAGAGAGAGGTATTGCAGATGGCGAATGTAAGTAGTAAAGTAGGTAAGGCTTTTGAAACTGATTTCAATAATAGTTGTCCAGATAATATGCTACTTGTTAGGTTAAAAGACGGTAAGGGTTACGGTAAAAACCCTGCCGACTACATCCTACTAACTAAACATGGAGGATACTTATTAGAGTTAAAGACAACTAAAGAGAAAAGACTACCAAGAGCAAATATTCGTGACCACCAACTATTAATATTATCAGAAGCATCTAAATTAGGATTACATGCGTATTTCATTATTAATTTTAGAGCACATGACGAAACATATTTAATAGCTGGAGATACACTTGAAAAAGCATTTGAAGGTAAGAAATCAATACCAATACAATGGTTTAGAGATAATTGTAAACAAATAACACAATATAAAAAGAGGACTAGGTGGAGATATGAATATCCATTTATATAGGAGGAGATTATATGAAAACTTTTTTAGGTAAGTTACATAAAAATGCGTATGGAATAGGTGGATTAATATTCGCATTACTTACTATGGTAGATATAATATTCAATCATGGGAAAGATACATATGACCTATTTTTAATCTCAATAGGACTCCAAACATTGCATTATTTAGACCGTAAGGAGGGTTAGACATGATAGTAAATTGTTGTGCTACTTGCAACTATGGAGAATACAACACAAAGAAAAGTAAAACTGTACATTGTGTGTTGTACGATAATCAACGACATCAACTAGAAGTATGTGATAACCATAGTAGAGATACTGATAAAGTAGATAGAATCGAGATATATTTAAGGGGAGTTAGGTAAAACTAACTTCTTTTAATTTATTTAAAAATTTTTCTTATAAAATAGTTGACAGACAATTCCAAAGGTGATATTATTATAAATGTAAGAGGGAACACCACTTAAATAGAATACATAGGAGGAAAGTAAAATGGCTTTCAAAATAAAAGAATTAGAAGTAAAATTAGGAATGACAGTAGAAATAAACGGAACATGGACAAGAATAGATAACGGTATGTTATTAGAAAATACAGATTTAGATTCAGTACTAAAGAAACATGAAATAATGGAGCAATTCAAGAAATGTGAAACTCTATTAGAGGAGGAATTAGTAAGAAGAGTTAAAAAGATACAAGGAGGGAAGTAACATGCAAATATTTAGAAAAGAACTATTACTTAAACTTACAGAAGGTACAGATATTGATGATGAGGATTTACAGTTAGCCCTTAACACATGGGTAAAAGATTGTGACGGTAAGGAAGTCGTAAACGGTGAGATACATATAGAGTGTGAGCATGGTATATTAACTTACCTAATAGATGAGGAATGGTGTGAGGAGGTATAATGATGAAAATATTTAGAAAAGAGTTATTTATTAAGGATGCAACAGAGTTAGGTATGTCTGCTGATTTAATACAGGAAGCTATAGATATATGGGTAACTGAATGTGACGGTAAGGAGGTCGTAAACGGTCAGATATCAGCACTAGGTAGTTGTACTACATCACCATTTCTGATATTTAATGAATGGTGTGAGGAAATATAAGGGAGTTTATCTCCCTCCTACGAAGTAGGGTAAATATTATTGGAGGGTATACAAATGACAGTAAATGATTTAATAAAGTTACTTGAACCATATAAGGATATGGAACTATCTAAAAAGTACATAATAGACTTTGAAAAAGGAAAGTTACAGATAAAGCAAAACAAGCGTAAGGTAAAATCAAAAGAACAAACCATGTTAGAAGTCGCAGAAAAGATAAATAATAAAGACCATAACTATAACTTTAAAGAGTTTGCATACGCATTTGAGCATTTCTGTAGGGAATTTGGGTTTACATATACTACAAGGTTACAAGTAGACCAACAAGCAATTAAGAAAGTATTCCCTACACACAAATCTTTCGGTAGAAACGAACTAATATTAGTTTATACATATATTAGAATATTTGAAAAACAGATAAAAACTGCAACGTATCTATCACCTACATGGGGTGGAATGGTATTTGCAATGCCTAAAATAAAACAAGCATTAAGAGCAAGTGAAAGTAGAGTACAAAAAGTTGTTGACAATCAACTAGCAAACGAGGTATACTAATAATATAAATTAAAGGAGATAATGAGTTATGAGTACTAAAAAATGTTACGCAAAAGATTATTGTAAAGGTTACGGTACACCTAAATGTACTGAAAGATGTGATTTTTGGTGGAAGTTAAATACATTATATAATAAATCTAACCTGCCTATGAGATACAGATATAATATTCCATTAAGACCAGAACAAATTGATAGAGAGGCATTTATTAAACTTAAAGATTATATGGACAATGTAGTTGATAGAGTTGATAATGGAGATAGCTTATACATATACAGCGAGAACACTGGAAATGGTAAGACAACATGGTCAAGTAAAATAATGAACCAATACATTAGAAAAGTTGTTGCTAAATCTGATTTAGAACATGAAGTGCTTTACTTAAATGTATCACTATTCGTGGAGGCTATGAGAAATCAATATAGTGAATATAGTGATGATATAGCGAGATTAAAAGAGGATGCTATGCACTGTAAGTTACTTGTATTAGATGATATAGGAGCAGAACGACCAAGTGAGTATGTGTGTGAGAGGCTATACGACTTAATAAATTATAGATACACAAATATGTTATCAACAATATATACATCTAACCTAACACCATTTGAATTAGGTGATAGATTAGGTGCAAGAATAGAATCAAGAGTTAGAAGTGCTGAACAAATTAAATTAGTTGGTGCTGACAGGAGGACGTTATAATGAGTAGACTATCTGAATTAATAAGTGAATTTGAACCTAAACCTACACAAAAGCAATTAGATTTTATAAAAGTTATAGAGGATGAGTTGCTAGTAGCTTTTATCGGTACATCTAGGAAGGACGCAAGTGACTTTATTTCAGAATGGTCATGTTGTTTATCTAAACCAGTGTACAACAATACTTATAACACTTATGCCAGTGCATACGAAAACTATGACGAGATGGACATATTTATGGCAACAAGTGGTTTTGATACGATAGATTTTTATTAATTAGGGGGCAAGTGAGTTATGTATAATGTAGAAATTCAAGCAATAAATAAAATATTAAAAGAGAAATCATTAGATATATTAAATAAAGAAGGTATAGAAACATCATATTTCTTATCTAATAAAGAACAAGTAGAGTTTATAATAAACCATAAAGAACAATACGGAGTTATACCTGATGTAGTTACATTTAGTAATACATTTAAAGACTTTCCGATATTTGAAGTTACTGAAAGTAATACATATTTAGCCGATAAAATAAGAGAAGCAACGTTATTCCAAAAGGTAGTACCTATAGTCAATAAGTTTAGAGATAAAATGCAAAAAGATTCTGTAGACGCTACTGAATATATAATGGGTGCTATACAAGATGTTAGGTCAACAATACAATTTAAAAAATCTGTAGGTACTGATATAATATCAAGTGCGAAAGAAAGATATCAAGATTATCAAAATAGAGTTTCAGCAGGCGGATTGTTGGGTATAACTACTGGTGTACCAGAATTAGATTCAGCTACTTTTGGGTGGCTACCAGAAGACCATGTAGTTTTATTTGCTAGAACTAACGAAGGTAAATCATGGATAGCAGAATATTTAGCAGTACAAGCATGGAAGAGTGGTAAAAAGGTTCTATATTATGCAGGTGAAATGTCAGCATTAATGATGGGTTATAGATTTGATACTTTGTATAAAAATATATCTAATACGGCAATGTTAATGGGTAATGAAGAATTACAAGATGAGTATTTAGAGTACATTTACAACTTATCGGAAGGTAGTGGTTTCCACGTAGTAACTCCATCAGATTTTGGAGGTAAGAAGCCATCAATACCACAAATAGAAGCACTAGCAGAGGAAATGGGAATTGACATCGTATTTTTAGACCAACTATCATTACTTGATGATGGGAAACAATCAGACAACAAGACAACAAGGTATGCGAATATATCGCAAGACATCATGTTAGCTAGTAAAAGATTACAAATACCGTTTATAACTGTTGCACAAGCTAATAGAGAAGCAGAGAAGGATAAAAAAGCTAAAGAAGATGCACCACAATTACATCATGTAGAATATTCAGACGCATTAGTGCAAGATGCTACTAGGGTAGTAAGTTTGAAATATGATTCTGGTATACTTAAACTATCACTTAAAAAGAATAGATTTGGCGGTAGAAATGTAGATGTCCTACTGAAATGGGATATTGATAAAGGTATTATAGAGCCTATGTTAAATGAAGAGGAATTAGAACAAATGGGTGAAGAGTATGGCTTCTAGTCATACCTTACCTAAATATTACATACGAGGGGGAAAATAAAATGGAATTTAAACAAATACATGTTGTAAAGAAAAACAAGGAAACTGAAATATTTGATACATATAAAATAACGAAAGCAGTAAATAAAACCGCATTAAGATGTAATGTAAACTTTACTGTTAGTATGGCTGATAAGTTAATCAATTCTGTATTACAACAAATAGGACAAAACTATATACATGAATCAGCAATAAAATATGTTGATGTAGCAGTACTACATGAAATGGTAGAGGTAGCATTGAAAGATATAAGCCCAGAATTATCTAAAGAGTATACTTCATTTAGAGGATACAAAAAGCAAATGAAACAACACTTTGAGGAAATGTTAAGGGATACTGAACAACTATTACATAACGGAGATAATGAAAATGCCAATAGAGATAGTTATTTAATAGATGCACAAAAGTCTATGAGCGGTGAGATATTCTCTGTTAGAAACATGTTAGATTATGAGTTACCGAAAGACGCATCACAAGCCCATAAAGACGGTGACCTATACATACACGATTTAAGGGATAGACTATATGGCTCAATTAACTGTTGTTTATTCGATATGGCTACAGTACTTAAAGGTGGATTTACTTATAAAGGTGTTTCATATAGTGAACCAAATAGTATAAGAACCGCATGTAGTATGTTAGAAGATATAATGAACATAGGAAGAATAAATCAATATGGAGGATTTACTGTACCAGAAGTTGATAGCGTACTTGCACCATACGTTAAAAAGACATGGGTAAATTATTTTGAAATGTTTAGAGGAATAAAAGAAGAGG